CTATCAGCTAACTACTGGAGCCGTAAGGCCTGGGACTGTTAACCAACAATAAAAAACTTTGTCACGCTATACTACATATGGTCCCAATGATGATCCTATCAGAGATGATATGGACGTGGGGTTCGTTGGGTTTAATACTTTAAGCCGTCCTGACCAACTGACGTCTGGTATGCTGGCTAACAGTTCAAACGGACGCTTAGGTAAAAACGGCGAGTGGCAGGTACGCAAGGGCATCAACGTAATCAAGGCACCTTTCGCTTCGGGTGACGCTGTATTGCGACTTCCTACTTCGGTTGAAACTACAGCTAATCCTACCGTTGTAGGCTTGCTTCCTACTACTATTCGATCTGCTAGTTTGGCTAGCAATAAAGTTTTAATTGTTGTTGATTTTCCAGCTACACAGCCAGGTCACGTTTTTGTTGTTGGCAACACCGTCGAGGTAGAGGGTCTAGTCGGTAGCCCTGACCCTAATGGATCTCACGTTCTTACTGCCGTAACAGACAACGGGGATGATACTAAAACAATAGAGTACGCACTGAGCGGAACAGACACTACATATACAGTTGCACTGACTTTGCCGTTTACTTTGGTGGACGCTACTGCTCCCGCCTTGAATGACCTTGCAAATTCTGCGGTCATTGGTTTTAATATGATACTGCTTCAAAGCAATGTTACTGCAGTATACGCCAGCACAACCTTCAGCGATCCCAATCAAACCAATAGTCAGTTCATTGTATTGGCATCTAATGAAAGCGCAGTAACTACAGATTTAAATTCCCCGACCGAAAGCATTACGATGGGCTATCCACGTAATGAAAACGTGCCTCCTGAAAGCAGTATGATTCAGGCTTTTAATAAACTATTTATATTTCGTGACGGACAGCCTGCACTAGAGAACGACAACTTTTTTAACCCAATCGTTATTACTTCCTCTAGCATAGATACTTCTATGACGGTAACGGTAAACACTACCTCCGACCACAACCTTTCTATAGGCGATGCAATTACAATTTCTGGATTAACTGATTTTACAACAGGCGAAGATCCCAATGGTACGTTTGCAATTGCAACAGTCCCCGATAGCACAAGTTTTACATATGTTATTGCGGGAATCACAAGCACCGCAAAAACATTTACCACAGGCTCAGCTTCTTTTATATCCCCCGGATTTAAACTTGTTGCTAGTGGAGCATACACTCAGCCAACTCCATTTGTCCTTAGCAGCATTGATGCCGTCGATGGAATAGCTACGGCAACAACTACTACCGCTGCAATTAATAATCTTTTAATCGGGGACGAATTAACATTTACAGCAGAGGGTAGTTCAGCATATACTATTGGAGATACCGTGCGGGTCAAGGACATTGAAAGCACAACTACATTTACATTTGTTACAGATCAGGCCGATTTTACAAATAAAAACGCAACTGTCCAAAAGCAAGTTTCTGTGGGTCTTGGTTTTTCTCATATGCCTGCACCTGAGTACGCAACGTATCACCAGCGTAGGCTGGTTATGCCGTTTAAATACAGCGTGTCTGATCCAGTGGAAACTTACGTTTACCGCAAAATTTTAGATGAGGTTATTATCTCAGACATACTGGACTCCGATACCTATGACCAAATCTATGGTCAGTTCAGGTTTAACGCAGGGAAAGCGGACTTTAACGTAGGGTTGCACTCGTTCTCTGATGACAAGCTACTCGTGTTTAACCGCAACAGTATTCACCTAGTAGGTGGGGCGGGACAAAGTGCGAAAGTGCAGTTGATTACTGATGAAGTGGGTTGCGTAGCAAGGCAGAGCATCATACAGGTAGGGAACAACGTGTTGTTCCTGTCTGACAATGGTGTATACGGTGCCAACTTCCAGGATCTGTATAACCTTCGTGGAAACGAAGTTCCTCTGAGTTCTCCTATTAACCCTGTTATCCAACGGATAAACAGGGACGTATGGGACAAGAGCGTAGGCGTATACTTTGATAATAGATACTACCTGGCGGTTCCTTTGGATGGTAGCCCAGTTAACAATGCTATATTAATTTTTAACTTTATTAACAAGCAGTGGGAAAGTATTGATACGACTAATGCACCGAACTGGAACATCGCTAACTTAATTGTAGGGGGTAAGAAATCCGACCGTGCTGTCTATGCAGTAAATACACTAGGTGGTCTGCACAGGCTTGATTCCCGTGTAGATGCAATTGATTCACTTGCTACTGAAATCCCAGTGTCAGGGCAAGAAGCTGCAGAAAACTTTTCTATACCAGCGTCCGTTACCACTAGGCAGTTTACCTTAGGTAGTATGGACCGCAAGCGTTGGAACAACTTAGAGCTGCACGTGCAGTCATCACCTGACAATGCTTCGGACTTAAGCATTAGCGCAGAGCTAGAAAACATTGACGCTACCGTAGACCTTGGTACTCTGAGCGCACTAAATTCAGGCAAAACACTAGACCTCGACGAGGATGTTTCCGTCCGTGGTAGAATAGGTAACAAGCGAGCTTACGGGATGCAAATCACCCTTAAGGATATAACTGGCCGACCTCGGTTTAGAGGAATCAAGGTTGGCGGAGCAGAAGCATTTAGATCAACAAATACAGCAATATAAGATATGGCAATTATTACTACAGGACAAACCTTTAACCCTACCGGTGTGGTCACATCTACCAAGCTAGAGGACATTGCAAATAAGGCTACATTTGTGGCGGGAGCGGTAGACGGAACAAGCCTTGAGTTAATCTCAAGCGGAACCGATGCCGGTAAGCTAGGAATTAAAGACGCAGGCATAACAACCGATAAGGTGGCTGACAGCACGGACAAAACTGACGGTGTAACCCTACCCAAGATTCAACACATCAGCACGGACAAGATCCTTGGTCGGCAAACAGCTAGCGACGGAAACGTAGAAGAAGTAGATGTTGTCATAGGCGGCACTGGAGATGCGGGTGTGCTGTTCGACAACGATGATATGCTTGACAATAGCGATACCGCTGGAGGTTCAGCTACTCGTGGTGCTACACAGCAAAGCATTAAAGCTTATGTAGACGGAAAAGGTATTTTTGATCCAGCGACTTATTCAGGCGGAGAGACCACTACACTTCCTAATGGGTTAACTATGAAGTTTGGAACGGTAACTGTAGGAACAAATACTACTAAGGCTATATCATTTGGAACCGCTTTTGATAACTCTGTTGTATCAGTTAACGGAACCTTTAATAGAAATATGGGAACAAGCGGAGATGAAGTTCACCTTAGCATAAGCTTGATATCAAAAACTGGATTTAGTATAACCAACGGAACTGGCGAAGCACCAGTAGGTTGGTTTGCTGTCGGATACTAACTAACTTTTTACTTCAATCATTTTAACAATTTAAATTATGTCTGTTATAAATAAAGGAACATCGTTCTCCAACGGAGAACAGCTTACGGCTAAGAAGATTAACGATATGGTTGATTTGGCTACATTCGATCAGTCGGCCAGTGACAGTGCCTCGACTACGGTGAACTCCGCTAGTCAGATTATAGTTCGTGACGGAGGAATTACCGCAGCAAAACTGGCTACGGATTCGGTAGAGACAGTTAAGATTCTTGATAGCACAAGCAAGACGGACGGTGTAACGCTACCCAAGATTCAATTCATTGATACAGCCAAGGTTCTCGGAAGGACTACTGCGGAAGCAGGTAATGTAGAAGAGCTAGATTTTAAAACAGAAACCGATATGGCTTCGGACAGCGACACCGCCGTTGCATCACAAAAAAGTATTAAGGCGTATGCTGACGCAGCACCAAAAGCACAGATGAAAGTAAATGATGTAGCGGGTGCTACATATGCGGGCGAAGAAAGTATAACCTTTCCTAATGGATTAATAATGAAGTTTGGTCAAGAAACCATTGACGCAAGTGGAGGAACAATTACTTTTGCAACACCTTTTCCAACTGCTTGCATTAATTTTACCTCTGAAAAAATAGGGGCGGATTCATCTAATAATATTGGTGTAACTTCTTTTTCTAAAAGTCAAGTTGATTGTAATCCTACATCAACGGCAACTTTTCTCTGGCACGCCACCGGTCACTAATGAACCCTCTCCTGCAATCAGTTCAAGTAGCATTGCAAAATGATACACAGACAGAAGCCATTGACTTTATGAATAGAGTCGTGGATTTTTGCATTAACCGAGAGAACGGGAAAGTATTAGATGGATGGCCTAGAGATATGATACAACTCTTGGTAGCCTACCATATAGCAAAG